CACACTCAAGATGCAGATCGATGGCGGCGTTGTAGGATGCCCATCCCTCTGCCGTTGTTTGTGCGTCGAGTTCATAGATGGCTGGTGCGTATGGGGGTGACTTCTCTATGACCAGGAAAAGGAAGGTGTTAAGCGATGCTCCGATGGCTGAGTTCCAGCCATAGGTGTACGATGCCGCCTGTTGGTGATAGCCGTAATTGGCAACGGATTGCGCGAAGCTGCGAGGGCTGGCATCGGCTGCTGTTTTCAGGTCGATTAGAACGTCCTTGGCGCAATCCATTTTAAGTTTGCATTGCTGTCCGCGGTACTCGAAAAACGCTGCCTGTTCGTAGATCGCACCACCACCACCAAGGATCGATGCGATGGCAGGACTCTGCCATACCCTATCCCTCATTGTCATGCAGGTATGATAGTCACCTTCAGTCAGCAGGATGACGCCCGCGGCGTCGGCCTCTTCGATGGCTTCCTTCCACGGTTTGCCGCGGCGATCCTTCGGACCTTGTTTTATGCCCTTGTCGGCCAGTTCGGGCTGAAGGACGGCGAGGTGGACGGCGCTGCCCAGCGTCATGGCGTCGGTCTTTTCGGTCTGTACCTGCGCGTGGGCCGGTGTTTTGTTGATGAGGCGCCATAGGTAAGAATTGTTGAGCCCGTCAGCCGCGAAGTATTCGCTATCGGGCATGTCGAAAATGCCGATCTTCATCATGCCACCTCACTGAGGATGGCAGCGTAGCCGGCGAGATCGATCTGGCTATCGGCGTGATCGGGCTGATTGATGAGACGCGCCAGCTTGATACCGCACATCACCATGACGGCGTCAGCCGGGCTGATGTCATACTCCAGCTTATCCCTGAGGATCACGTTCATCATTGCCGCCACCCGGTCATAGTTTTCGGCGGGTGAGCCGTACATATTTTCCCTGTTTGTAACGGCAGCGCGCGCACCGTTGAGAATTTCGAATCGCGGTTTGTCTTTCATCTGATAATCCCCTGTGATCTGCCCCAAAGGGCGATAAGTGCCGCTTCTGCGCGGCCGTCGTCTTTCTTACGCAAGAACTGGTCTGCGTTGGCAGGGAAGAGCCTTGTGGCAGCTTCCCTCGCCGCGTTCTTGTCTCGTCCCAGGTTATAGTGGCCCTTCCACTTCGCCGGCGTGACAAGCGTGAACGGGATAGCCAGCGTTGCGAGGACACCCTTTATCACGCCAAAGCCCTGTCCGAAATTGAAGGCGGATTGCCGGCCCATGAGGTGACTGTTGACGCTTTCCAGGTAGACATGATCCGGGGTGAACTCTGTGAAAATGGCCGCAATCGCGGCGCCGTTGAGTTCTTTGTCGAAGACCGGCATATCCTCAATGAAGAGACGACCGTCCACCGGATAGTCCACCGGATAAAGCATGGCGATTGCGCCGGTTTTGCCTGGGTCAATGGCGGCGATCATTTCCCGTCCCTCAATTTCAGCAGCGCGTAATATTCCTTGCGCCGCATGGCGATGGTGGGTGTCATGCCGGGGCTGTCGTTATGCTCTGCCATGTCGAGGGCGTATCGTGCCACCCTGATCTCTTCGTCTGTGGGTTTCTTGGGGCCAAATATGCGATCCCAACCATTCTTATAGGCTTTGGTCGGAATCGGGATCGTCCACCAGCGTTTGCGCTGCTGGCTTGGAGATTTGTTGTGGATGTCAACCATCAGACTTTCTCCGCTTCGAGGATTGCCCGTCCGATTTGCTCGACGACCTGGGGGACGATTGCGTTTCCGAGGGCTTTGAGTCGGGCGACGCGGTTTTTAACTCCGGTCGCAACTCTTCCGCAGTCAGGTTCGTCCAGCCAGCGGGGAACCCCATCAGCCATTCCACCCATTCTGGATTCAGGGAGCCACTGCTGTGGCCCTCCATCTTCACTGCGTTGGGTAGATGCCCTCGCGCTTTCGCCAGATGCTCGTCGCTGTTTGCGCCCTTGTGATCCCTCGTTGTCGGCGTTGGCCACATCTTGGCCGCCGTTTGTAGGTTGAAACTTTCCTTGTGACCACTGGGCCTCTTCCCCGTGAAATTTGGGGTTGCCCCCCGTGGTGTTGCGTCCGGCGTCGGCCACAGTTTCGCCACCATTCCCAGGTCGATATTCTTCCCCCGCGCCAATTCCCTCTCTGCCCCCGCCGATGTTCTGCTTCCCTTGCTCCCGTCCGTCGCTTTCGCGGTGGGCAATAATCCAGACTCGATCCCGTCTATGTGGCGCTCCGACCCCAGCCGCAGGCAAAATAAAAGTGACGACTTGATATCCGATGCCGTGAAGGTCAGTGACCGTCCGGGTGAGGCCCATTGGTTCGTTAACAAAGCCTCTGACATTTTCGCCAATGACCCATTGAGGCCGTAGCTTTTCAATAAGGGTAGCCATCGCCGGCCAGAGATCGCGGTCATCTTCTGCGCCTCGCTGCTGCCCGGCGACACTCCAGGGCTGACAGGGGAATCCGCCGCATATGAGGTCGATTCTCCCAAGCTCATCTGTTGGGATGGTTCTAACGTCGTCGTAGATGGGGACTCCAGGCCAGTGCTTTCTGAGGACGGCTTGCGGGAATGGTTCTCGCTCGCAGAAGGCAACTGTCCGAAAAGCTCCTGCTGTTTCGAGCCCGAGTGAGAATCCGCCGATTCCGCTGAAGAGGTCGAGGACGGTAAGGTTTTCATTCACGTTTCCCTCGCCGCCTCGACGCGGCGCTCCAGCTTATCTATCTGATCCAGTAACGGGGGCAGGTGGGCGTCCAGAGCGGCCTCGATGGCGCTTGTCATGGTCGCAGGGGTGTGAGCCGCCACAGTATGCAGGTCCACCAGCAGGTCTGTGCGTAGTCTGAGGCTGAACGGGGTGCGGGGCATCGGCATTGGGGCGCCTGTAAATTAATTTGGTCGAGGGGCTTGATACCAAGATAATTGTGCGTATATACAGTGTCAAGACGAACACTGGCAGTACGCAAACGGAAAGAGAGAGGAACAGAGAGATGATTACGAAACGCACAGAGATAACAGGTTCAGGCGCAGTAGACATAGAGGGCACGGGAAATTATTCGGTTGTCGCCTCAACCGCAGACGGTAATAATTTCGTTCTTTGTCATCGCTTCGACAGCGAGGAAGCGGCGGAAGTCGTCGCTCGCAAGGTCGAAGGCGTCGGTTCGATCGACGAAGATCGTTGGGATTTTTGGCGTACCACATACGGTTCCGCTGCATACAAAGCAGAAGAAGCAGAAGCCTTTTTATATGCGGGTTCTATTCGTTCCGGCGCTATATCGGAAGACGATCCCGCTATCCCCGCCAACATCAGAACACTTCTTTAGTAACGCTCCCCCGCCATTCAAACCTATCAGCCGGGCAACCGGCTTTTGGGCTGAGAGCGATTGGTTGAGGTGGAAACTAGAGGGAAAGTGAACGCGTATACCAGACGGGAAATGATTACGAAATGCTTCGGGCGCAAGCTATCAAGCGCAGGTTCTTCAAATAGTTAAAAGCCCTGATAAGTTTTCAAAGTACCTAAATAGGATGTCACGGTTGCGGTAGGTATGGACAGTGAAGGCCGTTTAATGTGGGGAGTAGAAGTTGCTTTATTGCACACCCGCCTCGTAGCCGCCAACGGATCACAGAAGCCTAGCCGGTAGCCTTTGACGCCAATCGCTCTCAACAAACAGGAGACACACAATGACATCACAATCCACATATCAAAGCGGGAGCCCCTCAGAGGGCGCCGTTATCATCTATTTGCGGGTATCCACCAAGAAGCAGGGCATCGACGGTAACGGCATCGCCGCCCAGCGCCAAGCCTGTCTTGACCACCTCAACGGTGGCAACTGGCATCTCGTTGGCGAGTACACAGAACAGGAAAGCGGCGCAAGGAATGACCGCCCTGAACTGGAGAAGGCTTTGGCCCAATGCGCCAAGGAGGGCGCCACTCTGGTGGTCGCCAAGCTGGACCGGCTGGCGCGCAATGTCGCTTTTGTCAGCCGTCTCATGGAGTCAGGCATCGATTTCGTTGCCGCCGACCAGCCTTTTGCCAACAAGCTGACCATTCACATCATGGTCGCGATGGCTGAACACGAGCGGGAAATGGCATCTCAGCGCACCAGGGCGGCGCTGGCGGTAGTCAAGAAGCGCGGCGTCAAGCTGGGCAACCCCGACATGAAGGCGTTAGGCGCGTCAGGCCGTGAGGCGCGATCGGTGAAGGCGCTGGCCCACGCTGAGAATGTCTTCCCCGTCATCGAGCGCATCCGATCGTTTGGCATCACCACCTTACGCGGTATCGCCAAGGAACTGGGCGAGCGCAGGGTCGAGACTCCCGCTCGCCAGACCAAGATCAACAACGGCAAGCCGGTTTTCGGCAACCCTGTTTGGCATCCAGAACAGGTCAGACAAATCATCGGATTGGTAGAAACATGAAACGCACACTTTCCCGCCGGCAAAGCCAAGTCCTCCAGTTCATCAAGGGTTTCATTGATGAGAATGGTATCGCGCCATCCTTTACGGACATGCGTGATGGCCTTGATATCGCATCGAAGGGTCAGCTATTCACGTTCCTCAATATCCTTGAGGATCGCGGACATATTGTTCGCGAGTACGGTGTCGAGAGGGGGATTGTGGTGGTCGAGGAGGAGGGGGGAACGCTGCGTCAGATACGGGACGCGGCCACCGCTTTCGTCAGCTTGCAGACAGATTACCGTAAGGCTTACGAAACCGACGCAGCTAGCAAGGAGGTCAAGGACCGGGCACCCGGTGTTGCCGCCGCGTTTGCTAATCTCAAGTCATTGGTGGGGGATGGGGGATGATTAAATTCATCATCATTGTGGCGCTGGGAATCCTTATATCCA